CAGAGCAGAACGATTCTGCCAAGAACGTGACGAGGCTAGGAATGCTATTGTGGGTTGGGAGAACAAGTGGAAATGCGCGATTGATATGGCAGCTAGAGCAGAGAGAGAACGAGACGAGGCATTAAAAGACGCAAAAAACTATCACGCTAAAATGGTAAATTTAATAAACGAACGCGAAGACGCAAGGGAGTTGGCGCAGCAAATGTCCGAAAGCAATCAAGTGCTACAGGCTGAAGTTAGAGATTACCGCAAAAAGGAAAAACTAAAACCATGAGCGAACCGCACTACGCCACCGAGATCGAGCGTCTCAAAGAATGCGACAAGGACTATCGATCCATTGCAGCACAATTGGCAGTGTACTGCTCTGCTGCTATATTTGCACTAAGGGCAACCAACAAGGACTTGGAGGACGCACAGGTCAAAGCTGAGATCATTCCTAACCCGTTCGCTGAACAGGCAATTGATGATATGTTTTCCCAGTACCTAGAGTCATTACGGGACTACCCTGAGATAATGGCAATAGCACTCAAATTCATTCAGCAATCACGATGATCATCGACTTAACCGCTGAAGACTTCATGGTAGCCGCAACGAAGGGTGCAGTACGCCAGTTGGTTGCCATTAAGAACAAGCGCATGGGACACGATCATGGTGGTAAGTCATACCGCAAAATGACCCAGCGATTGGCAGATAGCATTCTAGGGGAACTAGGTGAGATTGCTGTAAGCAAATTCACGGGACTAACACAGATGTCCACCCTGCAAATAACCAAAGCAGCAGACATAGGCGCATCCATTGAGGTTCGCACAACAGAACACGCAAACGGGCATCTGGTGTTATACGATTCCTCCAACAACGATTACATCTTTGTGTTCGTCACAGTCAACGGACTGCAAGCAACCCTGCGGGGATGGATCCAACCTGAGCATGGCAAGAAGGCAGAGTACTTCGTAGAGGGTGATCCAGACTGTTACTTCGTCCCGCAATCAGCACTAAACTCAATCGAAACGCTACCAATCAAATGAACAACTAATTATGACAAAAGAATCAATTGAAAAACTATCAATCTCATTAAAAAGAAAGTGGTCTTCTGGAACAAGAAAACCAAACCCAAAAGAATCAACACAGAGAGCGGGAGCAACTCTTAAAAAAAGATATGCAAGCGGAGAATTAGTTCACAAGCCACTTTCAGATGAAACAAAAAAAAGAATCGGAGAAATAAATTCCAAGAAACTAAGTGGTCGAATTACTAGAAAAACACCACACGCAGATTGGGAAAAAGAAAGAATCAAACAGGAATTAGAAGAATTTAAAAAAACAGATCCGCGAGCGCAAAAGGGGCCAATGAATCAATGTTCAAAAATATGGAGACTTGTTTCACCATCAAATAAAGTATACAATTTTAAGAACTTAATGCACTTCATACGAGAAAATGAAACTCTCTTTCATTTCGATGATGTTCAATGGCATCAAAAAGGTAAAAAAGAAACATCTTACACCTGCAAAGCACATGGTGGATTGTCAATACTATCACCCAGAAGAAAGCAATCACATGGATCTTGGAAGGGGTGGAGATGGCACTCTCAAGTAGAAAGATTAGGCTAGATAAGGTATAAATCCACACAATCATGTACAACTATACCCGCAATGAACTGGACAACTGAACAACTTAAAGAGAAAGGATATTCCCTCGCACCTGACGGACACTACTACTATGCAGACCACTATAAACCTCCATCTAGACGGCTACTTGACACCCTCACTCAACACGCTCCTAAACGCTCACTGGTCAAAATACCAAAAACAAAAGAACCTAGCAAGGACTGCACTGCTAAGTGCAATCCGCAGTACACTCTCGCAATTACAAGATTCTCAACCAAGACTCTCGACGTTGATAACCTTGCTGGAGGATGCAAACCTCTCATTGACCAAATTAGATACGCGCACCTCATCCCAGACGATAACCCCGAAAGCGTCAACATCACGTTCTCGCAAGTCAAAGTCAAAACTCAAGCAGAGCAACGAACTGAAGTCAGGATTACCAAAGCGTAAAACTAAGCAGTCACAATCACCATATGAGCTTTAAACCATCACGCAAAGTAGGCACTCCTCCCAAGTATGACGAGGCTATCGGAGATGAAATCTGCGAGAGACTCGCAATGGGCCAGACACTATCATCCATCTGTAACCTCGAAGGTATGCCAAACTACTCAACAGTATGGCGTTGGGAATGCTCAAATGAAGAATTCCGCAATAAATCTGCTCACTCACGCAAAATAGGTACTCACGCAATCGCTGATGACTGCATAAGAATAGCAGATGATCCAATGCTCGATGCTCAGGAGAAGAGGGTCAGAATTGACACTCGTATCCGTCTATTAGGTAAGTGGAACGCACGTCAATACGGAGATAAAATCGAGATTGAAAACACGAATGCCAAACCACTAAACGTCACATTCACGATTGGTGATCGCAACGCTGAACCAATAGAGCTAATCGAGGGAAGGGAACCAGAGGAGAAGCAACTGCGAATCGAAGCGACACGGACAGATCATGTGGGATAGCGAACGATTTGCTAATGTATTTTAACCACCAAAACCGCAATCTTGTCGATAATAATCACCATATAGTGGCAACATATTTTAAAATCACCATATCTAGGGTTTATCAATAAATGGTCAAATTATGCCCAAAATGCAGTTCTACGACACACGTTATGGAATGCCGTGACCTCGGCAATCGATTCTCAAGACGTAGGTACTGCGATAACCAGAAGTGCCTCCACAGGTATTCAACATACGAAGTAAGCGCACAGGATTACCTGAGTCTGAAACAAGTCAACAACATGAAAGTAAAACTAACCGAGATTATCGAGAACCTATGAAGGCGCATGAGATAACACCAGAGATGCGTATAATCCAGCAACAAAAGCAGGAGATTAGAGAATTGCGGCAAATCATCCATGAATTGCAGCATGACGTAAACAAGCAGAAGTCCTTGATCAACAAGCTGAAGAACAAGGAAAATAACCAATAACTTCACATAACAGCAGTAGTACATAATGAAAACAGAAAAAATGAGATTCCACGCACTGGGACTTCCACACACAGTTACATCTAAAGAGTTTAATGCCTGTGCCTACACGCAGAAGGTAGTCAAATTTGCAAAAGCTATGACCAATCGGGGCCATGAGGTGATACATTACGGGCATGAGGATAGTGACTTGCAATGCACGGAACACGTTAGCGTCCTGACTAACGAGGACTTCGCCAAGTCATATGGGTCACATGACTGGCGCAAGACGTTCTTTAAATTCAACACAAGCGACCATGCATACCAGACGTTCTATGCCAATGCCATTAGGGAGGTAGGAAAGCGTAAGCAGAAGAATGACTTCATCCTGCCGTTCTGGGGATCTGGAGTCAGACCTATCTGTGATGCTCATCCCGATTTGATCTGCGTTGAGCCGGGCATTGGCTACGCTGGTGGTCACTGGGCTAGGTGGAAGGTTTGGGAGAGCTATGCCATCTACCATGCGTTCTGTGGCATGGGTGCAGTGGGAAGATGCCAGCAGGATAACTATAGCGTTGTCATTCCGAACTACTTTGATATCGATGATTTCGACTTCAATGACCAAAAGGAGGACTACTTCTTGTACCTTGGCAGGGTCTACTCTGGCAAGGGTGTTGATATCGCAATCGATGCAACGCGCAGAGCAGGAGTGAAACTGGTTGTAGCGGGTCAGAAGGAAGCTGGGTATACATTCCCACCTCACGTCGAATATGTTGGCTACGCTGACGTTCCTAAGCGCAAGGAACTGATGTCTAAAGCCAAGGCCTCCTTTCTACCATCACAGTATGTCGAACCATTCGGTGGAGTCCAGATTGAGAACCTGCTATCTGGCACACCAACCATCACGTCCGATTGGGGATCCTTCGCAGAGAACAACCTTCACGGGGTCACTGGATACAGGTGTAGGACGATGGGTGACTACGTCGATGCAATCAACAACATTGACAAGATCAAGCCAGCGGACTGCCGTGCATTTGGCGAGAACTTTACGCTTGAGAAGGTTGC